CATGTATGTAACTATAGGGAAGATGCTTCAGAAAGGTTTAGATATATCTTACAAGGATGAAATAAACTATTACTATATTTATGTAGCACTTAAATCTAGGTTTATTAATATGGTCAAGAAGGATAAAAAAATGATAAAAGTAACGTTTGACGATTGGAGATTTGATAGCGAATGGAATGACGAGATGACATGGTCTAGTAGAACAGGTTTTGATAAAATGTTTGACGACTTTATAGGTAAAACGAGTTCGGAGGATGTTTATTATGAAATGGCTAAAGATGAGCTTGATAAGGAGTTGGCAAAAATAAATTGGTATGATGCAAAAGTTTTTACCCTAATCAGTAGCGGAATGCCTGTAGCCGAACTATCAAGATTGACAGGTATAAGTTATCACTCTCTATATCAAACGAATAAAAGAACAAGGGAACATTTAAAAAGCAAATTAATAGAATGAAGTTAGGAGATTTAATTGAATTAATAACAAAGTACACAGGCATCAAATATTTGGTGTCTGTCTACACTAAGATTACAGGAGATCCCTGTAACTGTGAACAAAGGAAAGAAGATTTAAACGATATAAATTTATGGTAGAATTATTAAAAGGTGATTGCTTAATAGAAAGCGATAAAATAGAAAGTGGAAGCGTTGATTTAATATTGACTGACTTGCCTTATGGAACAATGCAAGGACAAAGTTCTAGCGGAATTTACCACAGCGGAAAAGAAAAACACGAATGGGATAGTACTATTGATACTTCTAAAATAATGGAAATAGCAAATAGAATACTGCGTAAAAATGGGAAAATGATTTTATTTGCACAAGAACCATTTACAAATGAATTAATGAATAGTGCAATACCTAATTTACCTTTTAATTATAGAGCTATTTGGTTAAAAGATACATTAGGTAGTTTTATGAGAAGTAAGAAAGCTCTACTTTATAAAACAGAAGATATTTTAATTTATAGCAAGAACCACGAAACAGAAGCAATACACCCATTAAGACCGTATTTTAAAAATGTAATAGATTTTATAGGTTTAAATTTAAAGCAGATTAACACTAAATTAGGACATAGAAGGGCTGAACACACTTTTTACATAGATAGCACACAGTATGGTTTATGTACCGAAAAAACATACTTAGAATTAATTGAGGTATTTAATATTAATGATGTAAACGAATTTAAAACATTTGCAGAACTTAAAGAAATTGACGACCAGTTCAAGAAACAATTTGCATCAACATTTAACCTTTGGGAAGGTAACAAATACAAAAGCAATATTCTTAAACACAAAAAGGATTACACAGGACACCACCCAACACAAAAGCCAGTATTACTGCTAGAGGATTTGATAAAGACTTTTAGTAATGAAAATGATACTGTTGTAGATTTAACTATGGGCTCAGGGAGTACAGGAGTAGCTTGTAAAAATACCAATAGAAACTTTATAGGTATTGAGATGGATGATAAGTATTTTGAGATAGCAGAACAAAGAATTAACTTAAATAAATAGATATGAAAGAATTGACATTATCAGAATTAAGAGAGTTGTATCCGTATATCAGAGCAACATCAAAAAAGAGATTTCTAGAATTAATAGCAGAGCCTGAAGTAGAAGTTAATCCTGATGTATTATTATGGCAGGAAGTATCTTCAAGAATAACAACTAAAATAAGTAACGCAGATTTTTTAACATTGTGTGAATTACATTCTAAGTATATGGATCATAAATATATAAAGATTTGTACTTGTTCAAAGGTTAAGATTAGACAATGGATAGAAGATTTAAATAATATATTAAAATAAAATGAAGAAAGCGAGAAAGTTATTAGGAGAGGTTTTAAATGTAATAGTAAGACATTCGTGGTTATTCGTATCAGGTATGACAATGGGTGTGTTAATGATGTTAGGTGTAATTAAAGTAATAGAAATAATAATAAAAACATTTTAAGTTATGAGTAAATACTTTAAGGAGATAGAAGAAAATATGGATAAGAACTTTTTAGATGCTTTAGATGAAGCTAGAGGAGTAGCAGGTATTCCGTTTATAATTAATTCAGCCTATAGATCACCTGATCATCCGTTATCAATTAAGAATCCAACATCAAGTCATATCAAAGGTTTAGCTGTAGATATTAGAATAAGAAGTAGTAGAGAAAGATTTATAATATTAGATGCTTTAATTACGGTAGGCTTTACTAGATTCGGAATAGCAGATACATTCATTCATGTTGATCTTGATTTAGATAAAGCACAAGGAGTTATTTGGACATATTAATAATATTAGATGTAAGGGATTTGAAAAGAGATATGATATCAACATATCAGATATAAACAAAGGTATCTTAAAACATGCTTAAAATAGCTTAGAGGATATCTAAGAACATTAAGAAGGCTCTCAATAAAATGAGGGCTTTTTTTTTATTAAAATAATTTAAAAATAAATGAAATAAAACTTGTGGGTTAAATAAATACTCTGTATATTTGCTGTATAATCAAAAACATATATTATGACTTTAGAGCTTTATATAGAATTAAGAAACCCGATCAACATCAGAGTAAACAAGTATAGCGATATATTAAACAGCTTCGCTAAGAATGCTTCTGGTATGGTAGAGGTTACTGCTGAGTTTAAATCAGCTAAGAGCTCTTATGAATTAGCTTTCAATGAACTTAGAATTTTAAATGGTGCTACATCAAACAAAATCAAAAGAGAATTTTCTAAAGCAAACAGAGGCTACTAAAAACAAGACATAAATCAATGCATCAAGGCTCTCAATAAAATGGGAGCTTTTTTTTGTTATATTATATAAGTAGATATTAATAGTTAATTTGTATTAAATGGATAAGAGAAAAGAAAACGGTGGACATAGCACAAAGGCTAAGGAGGGTAAGATAGATAAGAGAAAGAATAAATATAGAGATGCTTTAGACAATGCACATACTGAAGGAGATGTTGAAAAGGTTATCAATATGGTTAGGGATAAAGCTTTAAAGGAAAAGGATATCCAGGCTGGTAAATTGTATTTAGAATACTATGTTGGTAAACCTAAAGAGGGATTGGACCTGACAACTAATGGGGAGATGATCAACATACCTGTAATACGTTTTAAGACATCCGAAGAGTAATGAGCGATATAGTTATCAATGATAAATTTGAGCCTCTTAGAACGTCTGATTCAAGGTACTTTGTATTAACTGGCGGAAGAGGATCAGGTAAGAGTTATTCAGCTACCTTGCTAGAGGCTATCAATACTTTTAGTGAGGGCTATAATTGTTTATATACTAGATTTACAATGTCATCTGCTGAACTATCTATTATACCTGAGTTCAAAGAAAAGATAGAGCTACTTAATTCTGAATCATTATTCACCGTAAACAAAAGAGATATCACAAATACTGTGACAGGATCACAAATATTATTTAGAGGGATTAAAACCTCATCAGGAAACCAGACAGCAAACTTGAAATCATTACAGGGGATATCTACCTGGGTATTAGATGAGGCTGAAGAAATGGTTGATGAGAATGACTTTGATACTATTGACTTATCTATTAGGAGTAACGTTCAACAGAATAGAATAATACTCATATTGAATCCAACTACTAAAGAGCATTTTATCTATAAGAGATTCTTTGAGTCTATGGGAGTAGAGGAAGGCTTTAACGGCACTGTAGGGAACGTAACTTATATTCATACCACATACTTAGATAATTCGGATAACTTGCCTGAGAGCTTCTTAAACAACGTTAGAAACATTAAGATAAACAATCCTGATAAATATAAACATAAGATATTGGGAGGATGGTTGGCTAAAGCTGAAGGAGTAGTATTTACTAATTGGAGCTTCGGAGCTTTTAACCCTGACAATCTACAAACCTCAGCAGGAATGGACTTTGGATTTAGTATTGATCCTGACACATTGACAGAGATAGCTATAGATAAAAGTAAGAGGAAGATATATTTAAAAGAACATCTTTATAGAAACGGATTAGGTACTACAGAACTCGCTCAGATTATATTGTCTAGAGTTGGTAAGATGTTGATCATTGCAGATAGTGCAGAGCCTCGTTTAATATCTGACTTAAAATATAAGGGAGTCAATATACAAGCTGTCAAGAAAGGAACTATTGAAAGTGGTGTAACTACTATGCAAGATTTCGAATTGATAGTAGAGCCTAATTCAAGTAATATAGCTAAGGAGTTAAACAACTATGTTTATTTAGATAAAGGATCTAAGTTATATTGTGACGATTGGAATCACGCAATAGATGGCGCTAGGTATAATATTATCTATAACCTGGACAATCCTAATAAAGGAAACTATAGTGTAAGGTAGTAATAAATAAATCAAATTAAATTGTTATATTATATATGAAGATAGAGATAAATGTACCATCATCACTTAATGAAATAACACTAGGGCAATATCAGGAGTTTTTAGATATAGCTGATAAGAATCCTGAAGGAACTTTCTTACAGTCTAAAATGATATCTATCTTTTGTGGGATACCTTTGGCAGACGCTTACAAATTGAAGGTGAATAGTATCAATGAGATAATTGTTATTCTTACTGACATGTTGTCTGTAACGCCTGCGCATGTAGAAAGGTTTAAGATTGAAGGTATTGAGTACGGATTTATTCCTGATCTAAATGATATGTCATTAGGAGAGTATATTGATTTAGATTCTAATGTAGGTGATTGGAATAATATGCACAAAGCAATGAGCGTATTATATAGGCCTGTTAAGAATAGCTTAGGGGATAAATATAATATAGCAGACTATTCTGTAGTGGATGCGGATAAGATGAAACAAACTCCTTTAGGTGCTGCACTTGGTTCAATGGTTTTTTTTTGGACTTTAGGAAAGGAATTGTCGAGGGCTACGATTCTCTCTTCGGAGGAGGTTCAGGGAGTGGAGGGCTTACAAGAAATGATAACTTTAATGGAAAATGGGGATGGTACAGTAGTTTATTCGGATTATCACATGGAGATATTACAAGGATTGACGCAGTAACAAAAGAGAATGTACATAGCTGTTTAACTATGTTATCATTTATGAAAGAGAAGGCAGAATTAGAGAACCAGAATATTAAGAGTAAATTTTAAAAGATATGAAGTCACCATTTTACGCAGTAACGGAAGCAATAAAGAATCAGTTATTAGAAGATATTAATGTTAATACGGTTACTATGGGAGATATACATAGAGTTGATATGACAAAACAAGCTATCTTCCCTTTAGCTCACATGATTGTTAACAATGTTACTAATGAAGATAATATACTAAGATACAATATAAGTATTATAGGAATGGATGCTGTAGACAATTCTAAGGATGAGGTTGTAGATATCTTTGTAGGTAATAACAATGAGCAAGATGTTTTTAATACTCAGTTATTTGTGTTAAATAAGTTAGTTCAGTTATTAAGACAGGGAGATATACACACAGATCTTTATCAGTTAGATGGTAATCCTTCCTTTGAGCCTTTCGTAGATAGATTTGAATCTGAGGTTGCAGGATGGACTTTGACAATAGATGTAATAGTTCCTAATGATTTAACCATATGCTAGATAATTTAAAAGAAGAACTTAATAAGTTTGCTAAGGCTGTTGTAAAACAATCTAGAACAAGATTATCCAAAGGTAAAAAGAACGTCTCTAAGGACTTATATAATTCTATTGATAGTAATGTATCAGTTCATAAAAATAGTTTCTCTATGGAGTTCCTAATGAATGATTACGGTATCTTTCAAGATAAGGGAGTAAGTGGAACTGAGAAGAAATATGACACACCATTTAAATACGGTAACAAGATGCCTCCAGTTAAACCATTGGCAGATTGGGCAAAGAAAAGAAATATAAGATTAAGAGATGCTAAGGGTAAATTTAAGAAAGGTAGCTATAAGACAATAGGATTCTTAATAGCTAGATCAATACAGAAGAAAGGTATCAAGCCTTCTTTGTTTTTTACTAAACCATTTGAACACGCATTTAAGAATTTAGATAAAGATATAGTTAAGGCTTTCGCTTTAGATGTTGAGAAATTATTAGACATAACAATTAAAAAGAAATAAACAATGGCAGTTAATTTAAGAAGTCCTCATTTTGTAAGCATAACAGATGCGAATATCTCTTACGCTACTTTAGATATTTACGTTTGGGATGGGGATAAAGTCGCAACTACAACAGTAAAACACAATTTAAAAAAGGACAAAGTAATTGGTTCAACCACAGTATCTTTTGAAATATCTGAACTAATTAGAGATTATTTAGAAATTGTTTTTGATGGAGTTTACAGTACTACTTCGCAGAGCATTTGTAAATGGGTTAAGACTGATTTAAAAGCATTTAACGTTAGTGATGTTCAGCAAGGCACAACAGTATCTCAAACAGATCTGGCTTTAGATAGCTACTCTTATTTTCAAGAGGGTGGTTCTTATTCGTTTGGTAATAAGTCTTTATTAATGAACAATGTAAATATTTATCTAGAGGCTTTTAGTGATTTTCAAATACCTATTTACGTAAAAAACAATCCATCTATTGCATTTGTAGATAGTTCAGGAGTAACTCAAAGAACGGTTTCGTTTACATCAAGCAGTGCGAGTACAGAGCAAGTTGAATCTGTTAGTTTGTTTCCGCAACTTCTTACAAATGTAACGTTTGATGTGCCTGACGATTGGCAAATCAGAAGCCTTGACATTATTGAAGATGGAGTTTTAAAGTGTAATGGTCAATTAGGTACAAGAAACTTTACGAACTTCACTCCTATAGCAGGTAATGAGTATATTATTGATTTTGAAATAAAAGAATACACTTCAGGAAACGTAAGATACTATGATGGTAATAGCGGTCTAAATATTTCAGGAGATTTAAATACAGTTGGTAAGTATTCATTTAAATATACACAATCAGTTGCAGGTGAAAATTTAGTTTCTTTTTATAGTACTTTAGGATTCGACGGTGTTATAGATAACGTTTCCTTAAAGGAAGTTACACAAGTTAGCAAGGTTGTAATTACAGATGACAATGATATTACAACGCTAAACATAAAAGAGCAATGTAAATCTAAGTACACCTCAAACAAAGTAACTTTTGTGAATAAGTTCGGAACACTACAAGATATGTATTTCTTCAAGAAAGC